GAACTAGATGCCATGCAAGCGCGGCTTAAAGAACCCGCGCCAGAACTGGAAACCAAGTATTACGCCCAATTAACTAATGGGCTAGAAGAAAACAAAGAATTGTTAGAAAGCACAGAAGGCGTTGAAGTCAAAGACGATGACATCATTATTGACGGTCGCTCTCTGCGTGAATTGGCACAAGGCAAAGCATTGTCTGAACGGCGTGTTGTAGAGATGTTCAAAATGCTTGTGGCAGAAGACCCTGAGTTTGATATGTCCACAATCACCTATGACATGATTGAAGAATTGTTTCCGTTCTCAATTCAAATTGAGATGATGGAACTGATTGCCAAAACCATATCCCCTGATTATAAGGAAATTCGGGGAAAGTAGTTGGGTCAATCCGTAAACAAGTCCGAGCCTATTTAACGGCACACGGAACTGACCCAGACGAAGTGGACGAAGAAACCTTTAACGACATTTGCGTGATGTATCACGATGGCGCTATTGGTAACATGGGCTTGCTTGAAGTCTTAGGGACGCTTACGGCTGGTCAATTTAATAAGATGTTGCCAAAGACAGCCAAGGCTTATACACTACGCGATATAATTCCTCAAGCGTATGATTATTTATACCCGCCGTTGACAGAACAAGACAAGAAGGCACAGGTAAGCAAACAACTGCTTGCTTTTGCGATGATGTCACCGGATGCGCCTAGCATCTTGTTCAAGGAATAATCATGTCAAATATCGCACGGCTTGGTGTAATTCTCGGCTTGAGTAGCGCCGAATTTGTGTCGGGCATTGATGGCGCAAAGCGCAAAACAAAAGAACTTGAAGCAGCTTTTGCACAGTTAAAGGTTGGCGCTGCTGCCGTTGGAACTGCTCTTGTCGCTGCAACTTTAAAGACAATGCAGTTTGCTGACGAAATTTCCGATACTGCTGACGCATATCAAACATCTATCAAGAATGTTCTTAGTCTATCCGAAGCATTAGAACAGAGCGGCGGCAAAGCGGAAAATGCCGGTAGGTTGCTTGGGCAATTTGCTAACAATGTTGATGAAGCTGCACAAGGTTCAAAATCAGCGCAAGACGCATTCAAAAGAATTGGCATTTCATTAGATGACATACGCAAGCTTGATAATGAAGAACTGCTAAAGAAAACGCTACAAAATCTTGAAAACATTAAAGATCCGATTGAGCGTAATGCGCTTGCGTTTAATGTGTTTGGTAAAGCTATTCGCGGCGTTGACTTAACAAAACTTTCGGATGAAATGTTGCATGGGGTTGGCGCAACAAATTCTCAAGTAAGCGCAATCAGAACGCTTGGAGAAGCATTTGATAAATTGCAAGCAACCCTATTTAAAGTAAAACTTATTTTTGCAGAAGCCATTGCTCCCGCTTTCAAAGCTGCTGAAATTAACTTTGGAGGCATGGGCAAATCGCTTGAAAACATTGGAAGCGTACTTAAAAAAGCAGCCGAAGGTTTTGTATTTCTTACTGGCGTTATCATCGAATCTGTCAAAGTTGGTATCAAGCAACTGAATGATTTATGGATGGCTGTTGGCAATGCCATGAACCCATTTTCTGACAAAGGGTTTTGGGATACGCTGAATCAACGTACCGCGCAATCGTGGAAAGAATTTAAGGACAATATCCGTGGATTAGCTGCATCTGATACAGGCGGTGAATCTGGCGGCACCCCTTTTAGCGGAAGAAAAGTTACTGCTGCAAAAGACACAGAAGCCGACAAGCAAAAAAATATGCTTTATACGGCACAACTGATTTCAGTTGAGTATGAGCGTCAGCTAAAGTTTGAACAGCAACAGCTTCTTGTTCGTGAACAGATGGTTGGCTATACGCAAGACGAGCGCAAGAAACAAGAAGCAATTAACGCTGTTCTGGACATGACCAGCCAAAAGATTGACCAGATTAGAAAGCAACAAGAAGACGCTGCTGGTCGCGGTGCAAGCGATGTGGTCATTCAGCAGTACGAAAAGCAAATTCAATCGGTAAGAGAACTAGGTGATGAGTATGCTTTGCAAGCAGGAAAGATTGCTCAGTCGTCTATAGATGCACAGAGAACATTCTCGTTTGGTTGGCAGACCGCGTTTAAGCAATACGCGGAAGATGCTTATAACAACGCTTCTCTTGCGGCTAGTATGTTCAGCACGTTTACTGGGGCAATGAATACGGCCATTGCTAATTTTGTGCAAAACGGAAAGTTCCAATTCAAAAGCTTTGTTACTTCTGTTCTGCAAGGTCTTACAACTATTATGATGCAGATGATAGCGATGCGTCTTGTGTCTTCGGCATTTAGTTTTTTTGGTGGACCAGCAGCAGTTGTTCCAAGTTTAATGGATGCTGTTACTCAGGGCGTTGCAGATGGCGGCCCCGTTGATGCAGGTATGCCATATTATGTTGGGGAAAATGGACCAGAAATGTTTGTGCCAAACAGAAACGGAACAGTTATTCCAAACAATGTTTTGCAAAAAAGTTCTGGCGATACTTACGTCACAAACAATTATATTGACGCTATTGACACCAAATCGTTTGAAGATAGGATTTATGGCAGCAGTCGCGCAGTATGGGCAGCAAACCAATACGCAACCAAGAACATTTCTAATTCACGCACGAGGTCATAATGGCTGGCTTTCAAACTATCTTTGACATCCAGCAAAGTATGGAAGTCAACAATCGCCGGACAACAGGCATTCAAGTAGCCCGTTCTGGCTACGTTACTACAGCAGACTATTTGACTGCTGTTCCGTTTGTGTTCACAGTCAAGCCGCATGAATATCTTTATTACGCAAATGTGCGCGATGTCATTCAATCCATTGACAATTCAGACCGTACTATCCCGCAAACAATTACGTTTAACACAGACAATCTGAAATGGTTTACAACCAACAGAGGCACGGCTACATCCGCAACGCTGGCATCAACACCAGCGGCTAACTCGCAGACATTAAGCCTATCATCTAACGGCACTTACAAAGCTGGCGATTGGATTCAAATAGGTAACTACCCTTACAAAGTAACCGCTGACTCTGCCGGTTCCACGGTCTATATTCATCGCCCCGTTATCGGTAGCCCGACAGCAGGTGCTACGGTCATCATCGGCGTGAACGTAACGTTCCAAGTCATTGCCGACCAATGCCCAACATACAAAGTGAATCCCGCGCCACAAGGTGCTTTTGTTGAATGGTCGGACGACTTTGTTTTCCGCGAATACATTACAGGATAAGTTATGGCTACAACTATGACAGCATTGAACTCTCCTCACATCCGGTGGGCAGAGTTTGTGAGGTTAACATTACCAACGACAACCTTAACATTTTGCAACGCTGCTTCGGCAATCGTTGTTGATGGCATCACTTTTGATGGACTGGGTTCTTTGTTGTCTATTAGCGAAATCAACAGGAATATAAAATCAACAAGTCAAGACTTCAAACTTTCACTAACAGGGATTGACCCACAAAACGTTGCTCTTGTTTTGAGTCAAGACATCAAAGGAAGCACAGTAGAAATTTGGCGCGGATTCCTTGATGACAATAATCAAATCATCACAACGCCAACGCAGCAATTTTTCAAACGGTATCAAGGCATTGTTAACTCAATGTCAATCCAAGAAGATTTTAACTCGCAAGCAAAAACTCGCGTGGCAACTTGCATCGTAACAAGCACATCAATGCGCGCCGTATTGGATGCTCGAATTGCCGGAATAAAAACAAACAAACAAAGCTGGCAATACTTTTACCCAAATGACTCAAGCATGGATAGAGTATCTATTATTGCTTCAACTTATTTTGATTTCGGCAAACCGCCAACGGGCGGTAGCCAAGCAACAGCATCAACAACCGGAACCAGCGAACCAACTGTTTATGATAATGCAAATGTGCCTCAAGATATAGGTTAGAAATGATAAGACACGCGACAAAATACGATATTCCAATTCTTGTTGACATGGTTCAACAATATGCAAAAGAGTTTCCAAGCAAGTTGGCACAACAAGAAAAATGGTTCAACAAGAAATACATTCAACAATTATTGATGACCCTTATTGCTGGGCGCGGGTTTGTTCTTATTGATGATGATGAAAGAGGTTTTTTAGCAGCCTTGATATTGCAAAATCTTTGGTATCCAGAGCTACAAGAGTTGTCTGAAATCGCATGGTGGGTCAAACCAGAACACCGCAACGGAAGCGTAGGAGGCAAGCTGTGGGTGATGTACGATAAAGAAGCCAATAAACTTAAAGCAGAAGGTAGAATACATTACAGCAAGACCACGATTACCGTGAGCAGTCCAGACATCAATTACGAAAAACGCGGCTACAAAAAACTAGAAACAACATATCTCAAGGAATAGTCATGCCATCATCAGTCATTGCAATCGTTGGTCTTACCAATTTGATTATTGCCGCAGAAGTCATTGGTACGATTGTAGTAATGACTGCATTATCATATGTTGTTTCCTCGTTAATGACACCAGATGGTTTGCGTGGTTCTCCACAAACAGACCCAGGGGTTCGCGCGCAAACCCCGCCAGACACCACAACCCCTGTTCCCGTTGTATATGGTTCTGCGTTTCTTGGTGGACGATTTGTAGATGCTTGTATCCGTGAAGATCAAAAAGTGATGTATTACGTTCAAGCTATTTCTTGCTTGAGCGAAAACGGACAATTCGGTTTTGACTTGACCAAGATGTATTACGGCGACCGAATGATTACGTTTGACACATCGGGAGGTTTTCCAAATCGGGTTGTGAGTTTGACCGATGGTGCTGGCAACGTTGACACAACCATCAACAATCTATTATTCATTTCCCTCTACACTTCTGACGCAAGCGGAAATATTACGGCCATTAACTCAAATGGCAAGCTGCCGTGGGAATACATGGCTGTTCCAGAATCTGACGGAACATCATTATTGATGGGAACCGGCTCTGGTCTTCCAGTTGACCAACAATGGACTTCAACTGGTCGAAGAATGAATGGATTGGCTTTTGCTGTTGTTCGTTTGTCTTATAGCCGCGAAGCAGGAACTACTCAATTACAACCTATTACATATCATGTAACGCAAAACCTCAACGGAACCGGAGCGGCAAAGCCTGGTGACGTTTGGTATGACTACATGACCAACGATATTTATGGCGCGGCGATTGACCCAGATTTCGTTGACGCTTCTTCACGAATTGCTTTGAACACCTATTCCGATGAATTAATTACATTCAACAATTACAGCGGCACACCAACCACGCAAGCGCGGTATCGCATCAATGGCGTTGTTGATACCAACAAAGCTGTATTGAAGAACATTGACGACATCATGCAAGCCTGTGATTCATGGCTGCGCTATGAAGCATCAACTGGGCTTTGGTCGGTAACAATTAACAAAGCCGAAACACCTGCGCTTGCTTTGAATGATGACAACATCATTGGTTCTATTGTAGTCGGGACTGTTGACCTTGCACAAACCGTCAACGTAGTAGAAGCCAAGTTTCCAGACAGCACGAACCGCGACCAATACAATTATGTCAATGAAGCTGTACCCGCTTGGTTGCTTTATCCAAATGAACCTTTGAACAAACAAACGTTGACCTATGAACTGGTCAACGACAGCGTACAAGCCTTGTATCTGGCAAACCGAGTATTGGAACAAGGGCGAGAAGACTTAACCATTACAGTAAATACAACTTATGTCGGCATTCAACTGTCTGCCGGTGACGTTGTATCTATTACCAACGCCGCATACGGGTGGACGAATAAGTTGTTCCGCTGTATGCAGGTGCAAGAGTCCGTCACGCAAGATAATTCTCTTGGTGCTCAACTGCAACTGTCTGAATACAACGCACAGGTTTACGACAACTTTGATATTACGCAATTCACGCCAGCCCCGAATACGGACTTGCCATCAAGTTTCTTCTTTAGTGCTTTGTCTGCGCCGACTGTAATTAACCCAGAACCAACAGCGGTTATTCCCGTCTTTGACGTTCAATGCACCATTCCAGCAACGGGTCGCGTTACAAACGTAAATCTTTATTACACAACAGACCCGACTCCTGCTACAACGGACTGGACATTGTGGGGTACGCAATCCCTGACAAACTCGCAACCGTACACGCCAAGTTCTACGGTTGTATTTGACAATCTTTCGTTGAAACCCGCAACCTATTATTTTGGATACAAAGTAGCAAACGAAACAGCAACATCCATTCTTTCCCCGATGTCTGTTGCGTATATCTGGAACCCATCGCCAGCAAACGCCTCAACCTTTTCGTTGATGTTTTCGCCTCCGGCATTGCAAGTTCCTTACACAAGCGGTTCTGCCGACCTGACCGGAATCACGTTCCGGTTGTATGGCTCAAACAATCAAGGCGAAGTGGATTTCGTCACAGCGCAAACTGACGCAGACGCTTCCTTTGTCAATGACACATGGCGCATCGGTGATAGCGAATTAACTGGCTATGGCGCAATAGTTAAATCAGGCATTGTGGTTGGCAATCCAACGGACGGCGGTAACTTTGCTCAATTCCCGCAACCGACTTCTATGCTTGGCAACCCTGCAACAGTAACCGTACCGGCGCGTTACAAAGACACATCCGGAATGGTGACGCAAATTGCCGCGTTGACCCTGCAACTGGTATGGAACGAACAAGGCACAAGCGGAACCAGCGTAGCAACGCCAACGCTCTATCAATGGTCAACTGCTTATCCTTCCAACCCTAGCGGTCAATCCACTTATACATGGTCTTCCGGCACTAATACCGCGTACACGGGCGGTGGTGGCTGGTCAACCACAATAGGCTCTAATTCCGGTGTACCTTTGTTGCAGCTTTACACTTGCACCAAACAAATCACAGCACCGGCAGGTACATCGGCAACAACTGTAGATTGGTCAAGCGGCTATTCCATTCAATCTGTTTCTGGAAATGGTGCGGCGGGGGTGCAACAGGCCAGCCCAACGGTTTATCAATGGGCTGTTACAATCCCATCAGGGCCAGTTGGCACATCAACCTACACGTGGTCAAGCGGAACGTTTACCCCCACTCCTAGCAGTTGGTCAACGAATCCAGGAACCGCGCCTAGTGTTGGATATACATTGTGGGGTGCCAGCGTAAGCCTTGTTGCATCTGCCACGGTTACATCTTCCACAATCAATTGGTCAACAGCAAGCATCACGGCGCGTGGTTACGCTGGAACAGACGGCACAAATGGTGCATCCGCAAGAATCTGTTACACCAAAACAACGTTGAGTTCCTTGGCCTCCACTCCGGCGACTATCACAACGTCCGGCAGCGCATCCTTCCCACCGGCTAACTCATGGGGCACAGGCACTTCATGGCAAGCTACACCTCCGGCCATAGTAGCGGGTGAATCGGTGTATCAATCGGATGGCATCTACAATCCAGCAACGAACAACACCGTCTGGAACGTTCCTTACCTGTCTGCTCTGAAAGTTGGTAGCTTGTCTGCTATTACGACCAATACAGGCAATTTGACGGTTACAGGAACTATTCAAGCAAGCACAGCGGCAATCTCTGGCACAACCATGACTGGAGCCGGTGCTGTCATCTACAACGATGGTCGTTTTGCAATGGGCAATTCGTCTGGGAACATTACCTACAACGGTAGCCAGACAACCATTAACGGGACTTTGGTCGCGACAGGCAACGTACAATTAAATGCTATCACTAATGGTGCAAGCACATACGCATTCAGTTCTCCGGCTTCTGTTGCGCTGACAACTACTGGAAATAAAGTGTATGTCTGGGTATCCTGCGAAGCCTACCCTCCTGCATACGGAGGCATTACTATTTCGGTAAGCAGAAACGGAACTGTTATATCTCAAAGAGGTTTGTCTGACCCTACCGGAACGGGGATACAAAATGGCATTCTCGCTTTCACTTTTGTTGACACGCCGCCAGCAGGTGTCAACACCTATAGCGTAACTAGCGATGGCGACTATCTCGGCATCCGAGCCTACTACATCAACATTATGCTTTTAGAGGTGAAACGATAATGGATTTCATTGTTTACAACACAACCGGACAAATAGTCCGTGTAGGTCAATGCCAAGAAATTGATTTCTTGTTACAAGCGAACGACAACGAAAATATCTTGGAAGGAACCGCTGATGTCGCAACGCAATACATAGAGAATGGCGTTGTGACAAATATGCCGGAACGCCCTGTCGGGTACTACAAGTTTGATTACACGCAAAAAGCATGGGTACAGGACTATGACAAAGCGGATGCAGAGCAACGCATCAAGCGCGGTAGATTGTTAAAGGAATCCGACTGGACACAACTTCCGGACGTTCCTTTAACCAACAAAACGGAATGGGCAACTTACCGCCAAGAATTGCGTGACATCCCAGAACAATCGGGGTATCCTTCCAACGTGGTATACCCAACACCGCCTCAATAAAAAACAAGACATGATTCGTGCGTCTGTGAGAACATAGCGCATAACCCCTAGTGAGGAGCAATCATGGCAGTTTTCAACAAGAACTCGCTTTCACAAGTAAGCGGATTCGACAATCCAATCATTGCAGGTGAGTTGGTTTATAACCAACAAACCTATTGGAACATCACCATTACAGGCAATAGTAATCTGCCGGTAGATTTAACCGGCGCAACTATTGATGCCCAGATTATTCGCCGCCAGCTTTCAAATGTGCGTGATACCCGTTATGGGTTGACGTTTGATATTGCAGACTACACCCCAACGCCAAATGCAATTCCGCTTACGATTACAAATCGAGTGGATGTATCAGGTATGTTTACTTTAGTCATTGATAGTGACGCATGGGATTTAGTTGATTCTGATGCTCAAATGGAAATTAACAGCGTAAATGGTGCTGGTTTTTCTGGTCGAATCAAAATAGGTTTTCCGCAGCAAGGTATTACGCCGCCGGAAGACAATATAATTTTTATGCTGTTTATTGTCCGTTCAGATGGCATTATTAAGGAATAATCATGGCTAATATGAATGTAACTGTTATTGATGGAAATAATCTTGTTGTTAATGTAGACAAAGGCGTTTCCGGCGTTGGCATTGAAAGCGTTTCCATTGTTTATCAAGACCCTTATTATTATCTTGATATTCAATATACAAACGGTACAAATGAATTAGTCCAATTACCTTCAATCGTTGCCGGTGTTGTTTCTTTTAATACCCGTATTGGCGTTGTTACTCTTGAATTTACAGATGTAACTGATGCGCTTGGCTATACACCTCCCGAACCAGATGGTACTGGCGCAACCGGCACTTGGAACATTTCCGTTACAGGCAATGCTGCAACAGTTACAAATGGCGTTTATACAACTGGCACTTACTCTAATCCATTGTGGATTACTGCATTAGCCGGTTCAAAGATTACTGGCGATATTTCTGGCAATGCCGAAAACGTCAATGGTACTGTAGCGGTTACGCATGGAGGAACAGGCCAGATTACTGCCAATGATGGTTTTAATGCGTTAGCCCCTAGTCAAACCGGAAACGCAGGAAAATACCTTAAAACAGACGGCGCGAATGCTGCGTGGGACCAGCTTGATATTTCTACTGCTGACATTACAGGAACGCTTCCCGTCAATCATGGCGGTACAGGCGCAACCAATGCGGCAGATGCCAGAACTAACCTTAACGCGGTAAGTCAATCTACTACTGTAAGCGCAGGAACAGGGCTTTCTGGTGGTGGTGATTTGTCTGCAAATCGCACCATTTCCATTGCTGATACAGGCGTAACCGCCGCAACCAAAGGCTCTGCATCAAAAACTGTAACGGCTACAGTCAACGCACAAGGCCAATTGACCAGCCTGACAGAGCAAGATATTGCCATTGCCAATACTCAAATTTCTGGCCTTGGCACAATGTCAACGCAAAATGCCAGCAACGTATCTATTACCGGCGGTTCTATCACCGGCATTACGGATTTGGCTATTGCCGATGGCGGTACTGGTGCTTCTACTGCGGCTGATGCACGGACTAATCTTGGGCTTGGCACATCTGCCGTTTTGAACGCTGGTGTTGCCAATGGTGTAGCAACGCTTGATAGTGCGGGCACCGTTCCCCTTTCACAAATCAATCCGGCTTTGATTGGCAGCGTTAGTTATCAAGGTACTTGGAACGCATCAACTAATACCCCAACCCTGACTTCAAGCGTTGGCACAAAAGGTTATTACTACGTTGTTAGCGTGGCTGGCTCTACCAATCTAAACGGAATCACTAACTGGAACCTTGGTGATTGGGCAATCTTTGACGGTTCATCGTGGGGCAAAGTTGATAACACCGATTCGGTTACATCTGTTAATGGCTACACGGGTGCGGTAGTTTTATCGTATTCGGATGTTGGCGCACCATCCACTTCTGGCACTAATGCAACTGGCACTTGGGGCATTTCTGTATCTGGAAATGCGGGAACTGTGACTAATGGTGTTTATACAACGGACGTTGGTACTGTCACCAACACAATGCTTGCGGGTTCTATTGCCAATAATAAACTTGCAAACTCCACCATTTCTGGTGTTTCCCTTGGTTCTAATCTAAACGCATTAACAATTGGGTCTGGTTTAAGCGGCACTAGCTATGACGGTTCGACTGCGGTAACAATTACAAATACCGCCCCTGACCAAATCGTTTCTTTGACTTCGGGTACTGGAATCAACGCTTCCGGCACTTATCCTAATTTCACTATTACAAACACCGCCCCCGACCAGATTGTTTCCTTGACCGGCGGCACAGGCATCAGCACTTCGGGTACTTATCCTAGCTTTACTGTCACCAATACCGCTCCTGACCAAGTTGTTAGCTTAACTGGCGCAGGAACTACGACTGTAACGGGTGCTTATCCAAACTTTACGATTACATCCAATGATGCTTACACCGGCACGGTTATTTCTGTTGGCACGGGTACTGGATTAACAGGTGGCCCAATCACAACCACGGGAACCATCAGTTTTTCGGATGCAAATGTGGGCACATGGGCAGCAACCCCATCGTCTGCCAATCTTGCTGCGGCTATGACCGATGAAACCGGCTCTGGTTCTCTGGTATTTGGCACCAACCCAACGCTTTCTAGCCCAAATATCAATGTTATTGATTTTGACCAAACCTACGCAACAACCTTAACTGCGGGTCAAATGGGTTGGGATGGTCACGATACCCTTGGCTTGGGCATGGTTGGCGGCAATGTCATTCAACGGATTGGTGAAGACCAGTATTATTACGTCAAAGCATCGTCAGCTATTACCAAAGGCCAAGTAGTAATGTTCACGGGTGCGGTTGGTGCAAGCGGTGTTATTACTGCTGCCCCTGCGTCTGGCTTGACAGACGGTTCCTACATCATGGGTGTGGCTGCTGAATCTATTGCGTTGAATGGACTTGGTTTGATTCAAGTTTTTGGTAATCTAAAAGGACTTGATACTTCTGCATTTACTCTTGGTGACATTCTTTGGTATGACCCTGCCGTTACTGGTGGACTTACAGCAACCAAACCGTCTGCACCAAACGTGAAGGTTCAAGTTGCCGCTGTTACCAATGCAGGAAATGGCGGCTCAGGCTCGATTCAAATCCGCGTTAGTTCTGGCTCCACTCTTGGCGGCACGGATTCCAATGTTCAATTTGGAACGCTATCAACGAATGATCTGATTCAATACAACGGCACATATTGGACTAACATCGCCCCAAGTTCCTTGGCGGGTGTTGGCTCGGTAGCCAATTCTCTGACGTTTAACAACAGCGGTACAGGTGATGCTTCCGGCAGCACATTTAATGGTTCTGCGGCTAAAACATTAAGCTACAATTCAATCGGTGCACAACCGACTTTGATTAGCGGCACTAACATCAAGACTGTAAACGGCACATCCCTGCTCGGTTCTGGTGATTTGGGAACTATTGGGATTGGATATGGTGGCACAGGTCAAACCACGGCAAATGCGGCGTTTAATGCTTTGGCTCCGTCACAAACCGGCAATTCCGGCAAGTATTTAACAACAGACGGAACAAACACATCTTGGGCGGCCAATCCGCTTGGCACAGTAACTTCTGTTAGCGGTACGGGCACGGTGTCCGGCATTACTCTGACCGGCACGGTTACAACCTCTGGCAATTTGACACTTGGCGGTTCACTTGATTTATCAAGCCCACCGGCAATCGGCGGCACAATGGCAAATACAGGCGCATTTACTTCGCTAACGGCTACATCAGGAGTAGTCAATGCCAACACATCCTCAGACGCACTTCGCATCACCCAAACAGGCTCAGGCAATGCGCTGGTAGTAGAGGATAGTGCTAACCCTGATAGTACGCCTTTTGTTATTAATTCTAGTGGTTTAGTGGTTGTTGGAAACACAACATCTATTACGTCTTTTCCTTTAGAAGTTAATTCTACGTCTGGAGTTACTGCGAATAGATGGAGCAGCACTGGCGGTGGCGCGTATTATGATTTGCGTGTATCCAGAGGATCAATTGGAAACTACACAATAGCTCAAGATAGTGATGATATTGGCTATTTAAGATTTTTAGCCGCGGACGGATCAGCGTTTATTCCAGCCGCTCAAATTTTTGCAGAAGTAGACGGCACACCCGGCACTAACGATATGCCCGGTCGCTTGGTGTTCAGCACCACTGCTGATGGTGCTTCTAGCCCTTCAGAACGCATGCGGATTGATAATTACGGAAGTGTTGGCGTTGGTGGTACTGCTGGTGCAGGGTACACAATGTATTTGCTTAAAAACCCAACTGGTGCAATTGCAACCTATGGTTTACGCAATGGTGGCACGATTCAATCTGATGTGACATCGCAGCACAATGTGTTTTACTCAAGGCCAGCAACAGCGGCTTCTGCGTTTACAGTATCTGGCTTGTATCATTATCGAGCAACGCAAGGCACGTTTGGCGCAGGTTCTGCGGTAACAAGTCAACATGGGTTTATTGTTGATAGCGATTTAACCGGCGCAACCAACAACTACGGTTTCTACTCCAACATCGCTTCCGGTACAGGCCGTTATAACTTCTATGCTGCTGGTAGTGCTGCTAACTATTTCGCTGGCGATATGCAGTTTGCCAAGACGGTTACGGCGGCAGGAACAACAGGCGCGCAGACTATTAACAAAACTGCCGGAACGGTAAACTTTGCCGCTGCCGCCACATCGCTTGTAGTAACTAACAGTTTAGTAACTAATAACAGTATTATTGTCTGCACTGTAGGCACCAACGATTCAACCATGAAATCTGTTTCAGCAGTAGCAGGAGCTGGGTCATTTACTCTTTATGCCAACGCAGCAGCGACGGCAGAAACCCGCGTCAACTTTATCGTAATTAACTAAGGAGTATTGGCATGACAACGAAAACTTGGAGCATTACAAACCTGAGCGTTTACCCTAAAACCGAAGGCGAGGCAGATGTAGTCTGCTCTGCTGCTTGGAATGTATCGGGTACTGATGGCACTTATACCGGCAGCCTGAACGGTTCGACAGCATTTAAGCTGAATCCTGATGAGCCGTTTACACCATTTGACCAACTGACCGAAGAACAGGTGCTTGGCTGGGTGTTTGCTTCACTTGGCGAAGAAGGTAAAGCTACTGCTGAGGCTGATGTAGACGCGCAAATCGCGTATACTGCAAGTAAAGTAACTTCTGCAACACTGCCTTGGGCATAGCTTAGGATTCTAAAATGCATCAAGAATGCACTCCTATCAACGATGTAAATTTATTGTCTTCAAAGCTACATACTCTACACAACGATGTAGCTGACATTAAAGGTTCTATTAAAGAACTGACATCAGCTATTAATAAACTAGCTTTAGTAGAAGAAAGAATCTCTAATGCAGTAGCAGCACAGGAGCGTACATTCAAGATTATTGAGAAGATTGAAGAACGGCTCGATGCACTAGAGAGATCACAAGTAACTGCAGACAATACTAACAAGTGGGTAGAGCGTGGTATTGTAGCTGGTTTAGCTGCAGTAATCACATTTATCTGGGAAAGGGTACGTAATGGATAAGAAGGTATCAATTGGTAGAAACTTAACTGCAGGTACTGAGAATCTTATCTTTACTTGTCCTGAAGGTTATACAGCTAAATGGTCATTATTCTACTGCATTAACAATACAGCTACTGCTAAAAACTTGTCTTGTAAGTGGTATGATGCCTCTCAAGATGAAAGTATATATGTGTTTGAGAATTACCCTCTAAATGCTAAAAACTATATTATGTTTAATGGTGGTGCTTGGGTACACATGAATGAAGGGGATACAGTCACAGTAACACCAGAAGCAGGTTCTAATGCTCACTGTATCTGTAGTTTTGAGCTGGAAAGGATGATTGACGATGCCGCTTATTAAAGGTGCTAAAGCAAAAACTAAAAAAGGTATTTCTGAAAATATCCGTAAAGAGATGAAAGCAGGTAAACCTCAAGATCAAGCTGTGGCGATCGCACTTTCAGAAGCTGGAATGGCTAAAAAGAAGAAGAAATGAAGTTTTATGATAATTGGAGGGAGATTCTTAGAAGGTCTTGGAGTCTCCGCTTTATTATCTTAGCTGGTATCCTTAGCGCCTGTGAAGTAGCTCTTCCTATCTTTAGTGAAGATATTCCTAAAAATACATTTGCAATTCTAAGTTTCTTCTTTGTATCTGCAGCATTTGTTGCTAGATTAGTGGTTCAAAAGGGTCTTTAATGGATCGTAAACAAAAACTAATTGCTATTGCTTCTGTAGCTGCTGTAATTGCTGCAGGACATGAAGGATTGAGACATTATGCCTACAATGACCCAAGACCGGGAGATCCAATCCTTACTGTTTGCTACGGTAGCACGACACAGGTCGAAAGAGGAAAGAGATATAGCTTGGAAGAATGTAAACAGCGTCTGGATGCAGATATGCTCGAAGCCGTTACTGCTGTTGAGCGTTGCCATCCCAATCTACCTGACAATGTGCTTATTGCCTTTGCAGATGCTGTCTACAACATTGGACCAAAAATAGCTTGTAAATCAACAGCTTCCAAGTATCTTGATCAAGGTAACTACGAAGCTGCCTGTAATGAACTCCCTAAATGGAACAAGTCTAATGGTGTAGTTCTAAAAGGGCTAACCAGACGTAGAGAAGAAGAGAGAAAGATATGTTTGGGTTTGTTCTAACACCATTTGCCAAGGTTGTAGCCATTATTGCTGCAGTTATAGCTGTATTTGCTACAGGTTATTACAAAGGCCATAGGAATACACAGGACAAGTTTGATACTTATAAGGCTGAAGTGGCTGCTATAGCGGCTAAACAAGAGGCTAAAACTAAAGTAATTAACGAGAGTAATACAAAAGTAGCTAAGGAGACTTCTAATGCTTACAAAGACAATCTTGCTGCTGTCCGTGATTATTACAACAGGATGCACAACGATGGTAGCAAGTTCATGTCCAGACTACCCGATGCCTCCACAGGAGCTAATGCAGCCCCCACCTACGATGTACTTGCTGGACAGTGTGCAGAAACCACTCTCCAAGTAGTAACTTTGCAAGATTTTATCAAGTCAATTGCTGTAAACTATTGACTTTTAAGGCATTTTCTGGTATAATTAAAGTATAACTAACGGGATTTGAAATGACCTATTTACAGCTTATTAATGATGTTTTGGTGAGGCTTAGAGAGAAAGAAGTTACTTCTGTAACTGCTGATTCCTATACTAAGCTTATAGGTAAGTATGTCAATGACATCAAGACTCAGGTAGAAGATGCTTACAACTGGAATGCATTAACACACACTTATACAGTTAATACTGTTCCCGGTACTTACAACTATGTACTTAATGGTGCAGGTACTAAGTTTAAGGTTATGGATGTTATCAATGATACTGGTAACTGGGTTCTGAAGTATGCTACTACTGAGCAAATGAATAGATGGTTCCTTGTTGATGATGGTCAGCAAGGTGCTCCAGAGTACTATAACTTTAATGGTACTCAGGATGGTGATGTTTTAGTGGATCTGTTCCCTACTCCTAATGTAGTAAATGC